CCGCCGCGTCCGCGGCGGCGCCGGAGATGGTGAGGGTCTTGTCGGTGTTAGCAATGGCAGCCGCATCGCCGGCGTATTTCTTTGCGGCCTCTTCGCTCTTTTTGGCCTCGGCCTGGCTGGTCTTGGCGGCCTGCTCACTGGCAGCAGCATTGGTCTCGCTGGTCTTGGCCTTAGCGGCACTGTCCGCTGCATCCTCGGCGATCTGTCCTGCTGCCTCTTCGCTTGCCTTGGCGTTGGTCTCGCTGGTCTTGGCGGCCTCTTCGCTTGCCTTGGCAGCTTTGGCCGCGCCGATGGTCTGCTTTCCCACCTCCACCACGTTCTCCATGCCCTTGGCGATGTATTCGCGCACCTGTACGCCGTAGATGGCCTTCCGTATGCCGTCCACCGCCTCTTTCATCTGCGCGACGATCTCCTCGAATGTCATATAAATCCTCCTACCCTCTCAGTCTCGTCGCTTCGCTCCTCGCCAGCTCTCCCAGAGGGCGAGCCTTTGGCATGTCGGTCAGGTTTTCTCTGGACGAGCAAAGTTTATTTGTTTCGTGGACTGTAGTGCCCTGCTGCCTGGGCCAGCGGCAGCTTGACAAAGTGCATTGTCCAGAAGCACCTGCCCTCTGTCGCAAGGCCCGCCCTTTTGCGCCATATTGCGCCTCAAGCGTCCCGCTCAGACCTTACCGTCCTGCCAAGGCCTCTCCTCGCTAGGGGAGGTGGCATTGCGAAGCTGACGGAGAGGGCTACCCAATACTGTTCAGATAGCTCACTGTACCCTTCACGGTGTCCTGCAGTATCTGTGCCATGGCCGTCAGCCCGCTCGTCCGCTTCGAGAGAGACGCGCTGGTCAGTCCGAAGGTGAACTCCTTGTTGTCCGGCGCATCCAGCGGCAGACGTGCCTTGGCGCATACCATCCATAAGTCGAAGCTGTGAGGTTTGCTCAGGATGTGGGTGCGGAGCAGACACCCCAGCTTCTCCACCTTCTCGCCGACGTCCTTCCGGTCGAAGGCCTTGATGGTCAGGGTCGGCTCTGCATTCTGCTTGTACTTTTTCAGTTCGGCATCGGCCGTGCTGTTCAGGCTGCTGGTGGTGGAAGTCTTCCCGTCCACGTAGATGTGCCGGCTCCGCAGACCGTATTTTGCAATGGACTTGTCGTCCTTCGCCGTGCTGGAGATGGTGTTGTAGCTGGTCTTCTTGAAGATCCACCAGCCGTGCTTGACGGTCTCGGTGCCGTGGGCGGTCACGCTGTTCACAAGGTCGGAGCCGCATTTCTCATCCAGTACGAAGTCCAGCATGTTCACGCCGTATTCGATGCTCTGGCTCGTCTGGGGTACGTCCTCCGGCTTCAGGTAGTCGTAGTAAAAGAAGAACCGCTCCGTTCCGGGGTCGTTGGCCAGTCGGAGCTTCAGGTAGGCGTCATCCTTTTCCAGCAGATAGGTGCTCAGGACGCTCCATAAGCTTCCGAACTGGTCGCCGGTCTCGCTGGTGTTCACCGTTCGGTCGTCCACCGTCACCTTTCCACGCTCCATGCAGTTTACGGGGCTATCCCCCTTCCGGCTCTGATCCGCCCCCATGACAAAGGCGAGCAGGCTGACCGAAGAGTCCGCGCAGGTGTTGTAGGAGCCGCTGCCGAGTCTCGTGTTGATCTGCTCCAGCTCGTTCAGGATGCCGTCGCTGGTCACGGTCTTGTCTAGGTTGAACTCCAGCTCGCACTCCGTCACCCGTCCGAAGAAGATGCATTCGTCGTCCTCTTCCACCATGATGAAGGTCCGCCCCATGGTGAACTTGTCGTAATAGGGGTTCTTTACCTGCCCGAACCGTGTCACCACCTGATACGGCACTCGGCAGGAGAACGTCCCGGCGCTCTTGTTCTCCAGGTCCACCACAGGTTCAGCCACGATGCCGTTCGTCTCTTCTCCCTCGACGGAATCGCCGTAGGAGTCGTAGACCAGCGTTTTTTCCGCCCAGTAAAACCGGGCCTTGGTGCTCGACTGGAATGTGACGCTGACCAGCCCCGCATACACTTTATATCTCATTTTGAAATATCTCCTAAGCCTGCCCTCTGTCGCAGCGCACTACTGTTCTCGCCCAGATAAAACTTCATTCATCCAGCTCAGACCTTCCCGACACGCCAGTGGCTCGCCCTCTGGGAGAGCTGGCGCGAAGCGTCTGAGAGGGCTACCCCGCTTTACAGGTACGCCGGCCTGTAATCGATGCTGATACTCGTGTCCTCTTCCGCCTGCACCACAACGACGCGCCCGTTGTTGTCCGGCGCAGTACCCACGATGCCGATGTTGGTCTTTACGCCGGGCTTCAGCACAGCGCCCTCACCGGCATGGAAGCTCACGCTCCCGCAGAACAGCTTGTATCCGCCGCTGTCCGCTGCAATGGCCTGCGCTCCTGTCCCGAAGTCGAGATAATCGTTCTCGGTCAGGGACTCCTTCGGGATGTTCGGGACGTATACCTTTCCGGCTGCTTCCACCACGATCTCATAGGCCGTGTTCTTCTCGAGGTCGGTCATGAGCCCGATGCCGTCGAATATCTGGTACTCTACGCCGGTGCCGCTGCTGGTCCGGGTCACGGTAAAGCTGTCGCTGGCCAGCAGAACGCTGACACCCTTTTTCCGAATGGATACCGTCACCTTTCCGGTGCTCACCGGGTAGAGTGCCAGCTCCATCCCCATCATGTGGATGCCGTACTCCTTCGTTACCAGAGGCATAACGAGAGTCTGCAAACGGCATTCATAGCTCGTTCCCCCGGACGAAAAGCTCGTGAGGAACACGTATTGGGTCTTCGGCATCGACTCCTGCCCTAAAAGGGTGTAATCCACGCCATTTTGATTATGTATATTAGCCGTGGCTGCTCCGGTACTGGTCACGAAGACCGCCGAGGGCTTGTCCGTGAATACAAGCGGGAAGGTCTCCCTCTCCCCTGCTTTCATCACCACATCGTGCGTTTTCACGGTGGCAATGTCCGTCTCGAAGCAGAAGGTATCCCACAGCCAGTCGTCTCCGTCCTCCGCCAGCAGGTATTTGTAGGGGTACAGCCGGTATCGGAGCGTGATCTTCGTGTGGTCGTACTGCTGGCTGGGCCTCTCGCTCACCCAGACGCGCCCTACGTAATAGAACAGCGGGTCGTCGTCGAAAATGATCTTGGTCTGGAAGGGCCTCTCCATCATCTGGTTCAGCCGGCGCATAATGTCCCTGTACGCAAAGCTGCCTACAGGCCCCCAGAAACCGTTTGCCTCCCGCCATCGGTCGGTGTCGATGTAAAACTGCCAGCTTCCCTCCCGGTCATTGAATACCGGGTAGCCGGTCAGTCCGTGGCTGAGGTCCGCCTCGCCGCTCATTCCCTCCACGTCGAGGGTCATGGTCTTTTCAATGGGCGGCTGCACGATGGGTCTGGATGCCGGGATGAGGAACAGGTCCTTCCATGTGTGGAGCTCGTCGCCAAGCGTCATCTCCTGCAGTACAACAGTCCCGCCGAAGATAAGCGTCGTATCGCCGTTGTAATACGCGCTTCCGTGCTGAATATCCAGGTACTCGTTCTTCACCACCCATTCAGGCTGGATGGAGGGCGGGTAGAAGTTGTTCGAAGCGGCCATGTAGAGCTGATATTCCACGTTCTTTTTCAGCTCGATGCTTCCCATGTTGGCCGTGACGTCGTTGAGCCCCTTGATAATGTCCACAAAGACGTCTGCCAAGGCCGTGTCAAAACCGTACTGCCGCAGAACGATACGCATCGTACCCGGCACATAGCCCTTGACGCAGAATTTGAGTGTCCGGAGCGAAAGCCCGCTTTTTTTGACCGTCAGCGGCATAAAGTATTCGGATTTGGCGGGATAAGTGTCCCATGCGGGGATGTCGCCGGCCTCGTTCCGTGCCGTCACCACCTCCACGGTCTCTGCCCCCGTGTATCCGCGGATCGTGATGCCATGTGGTATGCCCATCCCATTCACCTCCTTCTGAAACCTATCCTCTGTAGCAGCGCACTGCCGTCCCGTCCAGACGAAACTTTCTCGTCCAGTCAAAACTTAGCCGTCCTGCCAAGGGCTCCCCTCGCTAGGGGAGCTGGCGCGAAGCGCCTGAGAGGTTCGTTTCGTGATAGCGCTCTATCGTTAGAGCATCTTTCTTTTCTGTTTTTAGTCCGAATTTGTAAACTGTCATGTCCTGCTGTAGGAAACAAACCTCTCCGTCTGCGCGGAAAAGCCATTAGAATACAGCAGGACACCGCACTTTACAAATTCAGGTCTTCCGGCGGAGCAAGGCTGTACCCGATGGTCGCCTTGATCCTGCCGTCTTCGTCTGTTGTGTAGCTGCTCACCCAGCAGCGCCCCTTGTAGGTCACGATGTTTCCCTTGCCGTCCGGCACGTCCACCAGCACACGCCGCCCCTGCAGGTAGTACAGCAGGGCGTGATAGACGGAGATCCAGGTCCCGTCTATCACCATCCAGCCGTCGCTTGCGCTGTCGTGGGTGATGTCGGCGTAGCAGTCCCAGAAGGTGTGGCTCTTCCCGTCCGGCTCGTAGTAGAAGCTCCAGCTCCCCTCCGTGTTCTTGAATACACGCTTCAGGAGCGGGCTGTACTCGATGGTGCCGTGCCACGGGGCCGCGTCCAGTGTGCTGATGCCCTCCTCGAAGGGTGCCACAAAAAGCGGTTCTGCCGGGATGAGCATCAGCTCGTTGGTCGAAACAGTCTTCACCGGGGCGTTGGCAGGGATGTGGAAGGTGAGCTTCGACCAGCTCTGCATCCCTTCACCCACAGCATTGCGTCCGAATCCCATCTTACCGCCCCTTCTCTGCCATTGCGCCCAGTGCGTTGTTCATGTCGGTCTTGATCTCGCCCACGAGCTTCCGACTGTTCATCACGACCTTCATGCCAGCCACGGCCCGGGCCACGCCGTCGATCCGCTCGCCCATCTGTCGGATGGCTTCCACGACTTCGTGGTTTTCGCTGCCGGTCTTGTCGTCCTCGGGGTCCTTCTCGTCGCCGCCATTTTGACGGTTTGCCTTCGCCGACACAGCGCCCGCAAGAGCTGCGCTGCGCTGTACGTTCAGGCTGCGGGTGTAGCTGCCCGCCATCTGGTCGTCCATCCACCTGAGGCTGCTTTCCGCGTCGCTCAGGTCTACGACAGGCCGGATGACCGGGTCGTCCTCGCTGTTCAGGGCCGCCAGCAGATGCTCCGCGCCACTCATGGCCACAGCCAGTGCGCCGTCCGTTACCTCTTCGAGGCTTCGGTCCACGCCGTCGGCCGTCGCGGTGATGCCCTTCGCCAGACCTTCCATCAGATAGCCGCCGATCCCGGCAAATACCGTCGAGGGCGAGTGGATGCCAAAGATGCTCTTGAAGCCGTTGATGATGCCTCGTCCGATGCCTTTGATGCCGTTCCAGAGTCCACCTGCTACGCCCTTGATGCCGTTCCATAAACCGCCCACGACGTTCTTGCCGACGTTGATCGCACCGCCCACGAGTCCCTTCACGCCGCTCCAGAGGTTCGCCGCCTTCTCCTTGATCCAGTCCCAGGCCTTGCCGATACCGGCCTTCACCTTGTCCCAGTTCTTCACCACGGCAGTGCCTACCAGGGCCGCACCTGCTACACAGGCACCCACCAGCAGTCCGTGAGGGCCGAGGCTGGCGGCCACCTTGGCAACGCCCATGCCTACCTTGGCCAGAGTCCCCGAGGTGGCAGCTCCGGCAGCAGTGGCAGCAACCTTGGCGGCTCCCGCCGCCTTGGCAACGGTGGTCACACCGGAGGCCACATTGGCGGTGGCAGTCCCTACGCTGTTCAGCACCGGGATGAGCTTTGCCGCTCCGCTGGCTCCTGCGGCCGCTTTCGACGCTCCTCCCAGAAAGCTCTTCGCAGCGGACGCGCCGCCCTTGAGCAGCTTCCCGATGGCCGAGAAGAGACTGCCCGAGCTTCCGCTTCCGCCTGTGTCGATGCTCCCGGAAAGCTTTGTCAGAAGCTGCGCAAACAGTCCGTTGCCGCCAAAGGCCTTCTTCAGCGCGGCGCTGATGTCTTCGGTCAGGGTCTGCCCAAAGTCCGTGCCAACGACGTCGAGCACCGCAGTCAGCCCGCTGGCGACCGCACTGGCCCAGTCTCCGTTCATGGCCGAGACGATGGCGTTCATGGTGGCCGAGATGGTCTCGGTCGCGCCGTCCCGCATGTAGAGCCCCACAAAGTTTGCCAGCTTTTCCGCCGTTTGGGGGAACCGCTTTTCCACCTGGGTCCATACCTTGCTGAATCCATTTTGAATGGGTTTCCAGTTCTTCGCGATGGCGTCGCCCAGCTGCATCATAGTGCGCTTCGTGGCATCACTCACATCGAATGCGTCGGCCAGGTCTCCCACATAGTCCGCAAAGGTCAAGCGGGAGTCCATCATGTCCTTATAAGCGGCCATGACGGTCTCGTCGTAGCGGTTGCCTCCGGCCTGTTCGAGGGCAGTCTGGTACTTCCGCTGCATGGCCGTGACCCTGCTCATCTGCCATCTCATGCTGGTCAGTGCGCTGTTCACGCCCATCAGGGCCGTCATGGTCCCCTGTGTCGCCGCTCTCCGGGCTTCGAGACTGCCCTCGCCGTACTCCTTCACAGCGGCCTCATAAGCGTCTGCACGCCCCGAGAGCTCGCCGTCATTGTAAAGCTTGTTCAGCAGGTCCATCCGCTTCTGTGCCATGGAGATGCGGCTGTCGTAGAAACGCGAAAGGTCGTCGAACGCCGCAAGCTGAGCCTTGTCCAGTTCGCTTTCCAGTTCCAGCTTTTCCTGCTGCGCTTCCAGATAGTCCAGATACGCCTGCTGGGTCACGCGGCTTGCTTCGCCGAGGGCATCCTTCGTTTCCACCCACGCCTTTTCCGCGAGGGCGGTCTTCTCGCTCTGGATGGCCAGCCGCTTGTTGATGGCCTTGATGTTCCGGTTGCTCTTCTCGGTCACGGAAGCGGTCTTCTCGTAGGTGTCCGCCCAGATCTGGTATTCGGTCTGAGCCAGCTTGTCGTCGCTTTCGTACCGCTCGAGGGCCGCCTTGTAGGCGTTCTCGAACCTCGCCTGCTGCAGGTCGAGGAGGGCCTTCTTCTCGTCCAGCAGAGTGGTGTAGGCTTCTTTCGTTTTGTCGTCGTTCGCGCCTGCCCGGGAGACCAGTTCGTCGTACTGCCTCTGTGCAATATCCACACGGGCTGTCTGCAGCTCGATGCTCTTCGCCAGCGTCTCACCCTTTTTCTGGATGAGCGCTTCGATGGAAGCGGTGTTTCCTTCGCCTGCTTCCCAGAGGCTGTATTCCTTGTCGGCCGCATTCTGGAGGTATTTGTTGGCCTTCAGCTCCTTTGTGTACTTCTCGGCGATGGTCTCGGCCAGAGTCTTTCCCTTGCCCGAGGAGCTTCCTCTGCCCCCTTTACCGCCGCTTCCGGTGGGTTTGGGGGCGTCGTCCAGGAGATAGCCGCTGTACTGCTCGAGGATGAGGTCGGCATATTCGCTCGGGTTCAGGCCTTCCAGGCCAAGAGCACTTCCGATCTGCTTTGCGGCCCAGTCCCTTGCCTCGCCGGTCAGGTCCTTCAGGGCGTCTTTCGCTTTGATCTCGCCGCTCTCGTACTTTCGTAGCGCCTCCGTTGCCTTGTCCCACATGGAGCTGGGCTTCCAGTCTGCGCCGAGATAGGGCGTATTCCTGGCGTCTTCTTTGGCGTTGGCCTTCTCGTAGTCCCGTACTGCCTGCTGGTAGCGGTTTGCCCCGAGTCCGGCTTTTCCGCTGGGGAGCGTTCCGTCCGGCATGAGATGGTTGGCCTTTATAATGCTGTAAAGTTCCAGCATCTTTTCCGAGGCAGTCTTCTTGGCTTCGTCCAGTGCTGCGCCCACAGCGTCTCGCACCTGCAAAGCAGAATCATAGCTCGCATCATAGAGCTGGTTTCTCAGGTCGGAGTCTCCGATCCCGAGGCGCAGTCCCTCCACGATGTTCCGTCCGTCCTCTTCCGCCAGCTGACTCGGCGAGTGGATGCCCCAGAAAGTCGTAAAGACGTTCCGGATGCTCTGCGCCACAGTCTGGATCGCCGACGTTGCCCCTGCCAGCACGCTCTGGTCGCCAATGCCGATGGCCAGACCTTCCGTGATGTATCGGCCAATCTCTTCGAAGACCTTCGAGGGGCTGTTGATGTCATACCCCTTCTTGGCGGCATCTATGGTGTCGTCCACCATGCCCTGTACAGCACCCGTTGCGCGGGCTTTGTTTTCCTCGACACCCTTCGCCCCTCCGTTTGCGACATTTCCACCGATCTCCTTACCCTCTTTTTCGGCGTCGTCTTTTGCACCGGAGAAGGTAAAGACATCTGCGACATTGACGCGCTGGGGTTTGAAATCGGGGTTGAACTTGAACGCCACATTTCTCTGCTGGAAGTTTCCATTGCCGCTGAAGGGCGAAAAAATGTCCCGGATGCTGTCCCAGATGTTCTTTCCCAGCTCTTCCAGTGCGCCCTTGATACCGTTGCCTTCGCCGCCTTCTCCGCTCCATGCCCAGCCGATGAGGTCGATAGCCGTCTGGATGAGCACCTTGCACAGGGTGGTAAAGGCCTCGCCGATTGGTTCGGCGCTCTGGTTGATGGCACCGCAGATGAGTGTCACCACAGCCACCAGAGCAGCCTCGATGTCCGGCGCGGCGTTGATGATGGCCGTACACAGCGGGTCGGCAAACAGGGCCAGTGCGCCGAAGAGTGCGCCTGCACCGGCGAGGTAGAGCATTCCCTTTCCGAACTTCTCGAATGCCTTTGCCAGCAGTTCGAGTCCTACGGCGAGCTGGGGCATTGCCGTCAGCATCGCACTGCCCAGTAGTACCACCAGCATCCCGTCGAGGAACACTTGTAATGCCTGGCCCACCTGTTCCGGCCTTGCTTCGCCCAGCAGTCGGATGGCCGGTGCCAGCACCAGCAGAGCCGCGCTCATGGCCAGCATTCCGGTACTGACGCCCATGAAGTTGACCGAACCGGCAAAGTTACTCAGAGCGCCTCCTATGATACTTAAAGCCAGCAATGCAGCGCCAGCTTTTGCCATATCCGGAAGCGTCACTTTGCTCAGCATCAGACATGCTCCGGCCACCGCCATAAGAGCGTCCGCCATCAGGAAAATGCCTGCGCCCTCGCTCCATCCTGCTGAGCCTATTACACCCAGTGCAAGCATCGCACCGGTCAGCCCAGCCAGCACAGCAGCCGCTTTTCCCAGCTGAGGCCACGGGATCAGACAGAGCGCTGCGGCCGCCACAGCCACTGCGTTCATCGCTCCTGCCATGGCCAGCACCGCTGCACCCGAGCTGAACTTCGTCTTGCTGGAAAGTGCGCTCATGGCTGTCATAAGGATCATCAGGGTCTTCATGGCCGTGGTGGCGTACTCGAGCTTCGTGGTGTTCAGGGTGCCGTCGTCCACATTCTCGGTGATGAGCCCCGCCAGAGCACAGACGCCCTGCACCAGCACCCACATGCCTCCGCCCATGGCCGCGATGGCGAGTCCATTTTGAAATACCAGCATCGTATCGGATGCCGCCTGAAACAGCACGAGCGCAGCACCCATTGCAGTGAGGATGGAGGCCATTGCCGCAAGTGCCGCAGTCGCCTTGAAGAGGCTTGTGTACGGTATCTTGCTCAGCGGCTCCACAGCGCCTGCCGCAATGCGCATGGCCACGCCCATTTCAATGATCGCCGCGCCGATGCCCAGCAATGTCTTACCGCCTACCACGAGGTCACGGGCTTTCACGGTCGCAATGAGCAGACCCATGTTCCGTGTCAGCACGTACATACCGGTCACTGCCGCCGCAAAGGCCGCGAGGTTCTGGAGAAAGTTCTCGCCCTTGATGGCGTCTGCGATGGCCACGAATCCCGAGCACATAGCCTTCGTCGCTGCGGCCAGTCCCAGCAGCGCAGCCGCAGTGCCCCACAGGGTAGAGGCTTTCAGCAGCTGTGTGCCGAGCCCACTCACCGCAGAGTCAAAGGCCTTCACTTCCGGTTTCAGCAGCTTTGCCGCCGTCACCAGTTCTGCAATGAGGAGCATCGTGCCAACCAGCACCGAGGTGTATCGCTCCGGGTCGATGCGGCTCATGATGAACATGGCCCCAGCCAGCATTAGCAGGGCCGAGCCGATGCCCGTGAGGATTTTGGTGTTCTCCTGCTTCTGCCATGTTTTCAGCGCCCCCGTCAGCGCGTTGAAGCTTCCCGAAATGCTGTTCAGCATATTCGACAGAGGCGTTGCCAGCATCTTCCGCAGGCTGTTCATAGCCTTGGCGAACTGTGCGATGGCGTAGGAGAGCAGCCCAACGTCCAGAAGGCTCATAAACCGGTAAATATCCGTTCCGCTGATGGAGTCGAATCCGTCTTTCAGTGCCTTGAAAAAGGCCTTCATCGGCTCGTAGACTCTGGACGCCGCGCTCTCCACATTCCCGGCAGCGCCCTTGAACTCCTCGGCAAAGGCGCTCACTGCAGCTCCCACGATGGCGGGCAGGCTCGTCAGCACGTCCTTATATCCGCTCAGCTTCCTGCTCTGCCCGGTGATAACGCTGCCCACCGTCTCGAGGGCCTTGACCGCGCTCTTTTTCAGGCCGCTCAGCGCTCCGCCCACGACACCAGCCACGGTCAGTGTACCGGCACCAAGTCCTTCCAGAATGCCCAGCAGGGTGTAGACCCCCTCGCGCACTCCGTCCGGCAGGCTGTCGGCCCATTTTGAAATTTCCTTCCTCGCCTCGGTCAGCTTCTCGCCGATGCTCTTCTTCAGCACACCGTCCAGCGTCGTCAGCGGGTTCAGCAGCTTCCTGGCGCTCTTCGCGATGGCGTCCAGCTTCTCGCCGAGCGTCCCGCTTCCCAGCAGAGTGCTCTGCATCTCGGACACAAAGCTCCCCATGTTTCCTGCCACTTCCAGCAGCACGGCTCCCACCGGCCGCGAGATGTCCGCCAGTACGCCAAAAGCCCTTGCCCCGGTCTTCGCCAGCGTCGTCATGGCGGTCAGCGGCACCTTCACCACTGCAAAGACGCCCTTGAAGGTCTTCTTCAGGTTTTCTGCCGTCTCATCCGTGATGATGAGCTTTTTGGTCATCACATCCAGCCCTTCGGCGATGGAGTGGATCTGCTCTCCGCTGGTCGGCGGGAATATCTCGGCGAAGGCGTCGTGGATAGAGCCTGCGACCTTCCCGATGGCGTCCCAGATGTTCCATACGCTGTTGAACAGATGCTCCCGGCCCGACACCTCCGTCAGCCCTTTTGCATACTGCGCAAGGTCGAGACTGCCATCTGCCACCGCATCGTTGAGCTTCAGAAAGGCTTCGTAGTCTTTCTGAATGTAAGGGTATCTCGGGTCGGCTTCATCCATCGTTTCCAGCAGCTCTGCATAGGTCTTGATGGTGTCGCTGAGACTCGTCGTCAGGAGTTCCGCATCCACTTTGCCCTTCTGCAGAGCTTTCGCAAAGCTTCCCTCTTCCTCGATAGCTTCTTCGGTCACGGCGCCTTTTGCCAGCGCCAGCTTTTCCAGCACCGTCGTATAGGCGTCTGCCTGGTCGCCGAAAGCGTCCCGCATCTGCTGCCAGCCGCTGTCAAGGCCCTCTTTCATCCGATCGTTCAGTGCTTCGATGGGCGGCACAAAGATGTCGTACAGCCGGTTCGCCAGCTCCGTCCATGTGTCGGTGGCCTCTTCCTTGTTGCCGAAGATCGTCTCGAACACGGCCATCCATTTTGAACTGACAGCGTCTTTCGCCGAGTCGATGGCCTGTGCAAAGCTGGTGGCCTGCTGGGCGGCGAGAGCGGCGCGTTCTGCCAGCTCCCCGTACTGTCCCTTCAGCTGTTCCAGCGCCTCCGAGCTGGTCATGCCCGGGTTCTTCTGGGTCAGCTCATAGGCCGCCTCCATCATGGAAGCATACTTTGCGAAGGTCTTTTCCATGACCTCCGTGTTGGCCCACTTCTTCTGCAGGCTCGACTCAAAGCTGGCGATGGTCACTTCGCCTTCTTTGATGACACCCAGCTCCACCGCAGTGTCGATAAGCTCCTGTTTCAGGGCTTTCGTCGCCGTACCCATCAGGTTCAGGCTCTTCCAGTCCTGTAGCTGCAAATGTCCGGCGCTGTAGCTCTGGGTCAGGTTTCTGATGGTGCTCTGGAACGCAAAGCCAATCTTGCCCGCGTCTGCGGTGGCGTTCGCGATGCCCATGATCATGGGGATCATCTTGTCGATCCTGCCGCCTGCCGCCGTCATCTGCGAAAGCGCGCTGGTCATCTCGTTGAAACTGTAGCTCGTCTCGTCCGAGTACCACATCAGCTTGTTCAGGTAGCCGTTCACCTGGTCGATGCTCTTGCCGGTGGCGTTCATGATGGTCTGGACATTGCCGGTCTTCTCGGTGTACTTGTCCCAGCCGCTCATCACCTGGTCCACCGAGAGGCTCTTTACCAGCTTCTCTCCGGCGTTCACGAATTTGTTCGTGATGTTCACCAGTGCCGTCGCCGCCACGATCTCGAAAGCGCTGAAATGCCGCTCCAGTACGGTCAGCGATTCGTCCATCGGCCCAAAGTCCACGTCCTTTGCCGCAGCGTTCAGCTTCTCGAGGCCCTTCTCTGCCCCCTTGAACTGCAGCTTCTCCATCAGGCGGTCTACGCTGGCGATGGTCTTCCTGGTGTTTTTTTCAAAGTTTGCATTGTCAAACCGCATTTCGACAACGCGGCTGTCTACTTCCTGACTCATTCTCTCCTCACCTCGCCCCACGCTCTCGCCGCGATCCGGTCAAAGATAGGCCGCATCGCAGGGTTGATGTAATCCACGCCCTCCACGTATCCGCCGTTCCGCGTTCCGTGTCCGTATTGCAGGATGACCGCGATGGGGACACCGTCCACGATGTTCGAGTTCGACCACGTGATGGTAATGCGGTCTTCTCCCTTCGTCACCCGGTAGCTCCAGCTGGCGGCGGTCTTGCCGGTGTCCTTCGGGGTGGCCCTCGCCAGCGCTTCCACGCCCTCCTGCCCGTACCGGTCGAGCACATCGTCCAGCTGCATCTCCGAGCACCGTTTCAAAAAATCCCTCGTCTTCTTCCAGTCGCCTTTCTGGCGGAAAATGATAACTTTGGACATAGCCCTCTCAGTCTCGTCGCTTCGCTCCTCGCTAGCTCTCCCGAAGGGCGAGCCTCTGGCGTGTCGGCCAGCTTTCATTTTGATTGCCTGAAGTTTCTCTTTTCGCAAACGGCAGTGCTCCGCTTTCAAACCAAGGTTTCATTGGAACCTGTCCTCTGTCGCAGCGCACTACTGTTTACGTTATATCGGGCCTTCCTTGTCCAGTAGAAACACATCCGACATGCCAAGGCCTCCCCTCGCTAGGGGAGGTGTCGGCGCAGCCGACGGAGAGGGCTACCCCCTCGTATGCAATCTCGCTTTCCGCTGCTCGTTCAGTGCTCTCTGCTGGGCCAGCAGGTCGCCCTTCTTTATCTTCTTCGGCGGTGTCTGGCTCTCCTGACAGACCCGGATAAGGGTCAGCAATCGGTTCAGGTGCCACCGCTCACACTCTTTCGAGATGCCCAGCTGGAACATCTGACAATAAAGCACCTCGGCTGTCGTCACCGTCTCACTCGTACGGTGTCTTTGCCGGGGTGCTGCTTTCCTGGGTTCGTTCGGTTTCCCTTCCCCGCGAAACCACGTTGCGGTGGCGGGGTCGTCCATATATCGGTTAATGGCGTCATACTGTTCTTTTTTCAGCTTGCGGTAGACGTCGGGCGCAGCACCCTTCGACACAGTCATACAGTGCAGGTAGTCCAGCATCTGCTCCGGGGTCATCGTTCCCGCATTCTGTAAAAACGGTATGTGCCACTTGCTTTCCCATTTAGCCAGAGAGAGCAGCGAGTGCTCCAGCTTCAGCTCTGTCGGGGCAGTGTAATGGAACTCCGCTTTTACGGGGTCCCAGCTCTGCTCCCCGGGGATCGTCAACGTCAGCATCTTGTCACCCTCTCTGGCATAGTTTGATGGAGTGAGCCTCTATAGCAGGGCCCACGATTTTACGTTTCGACGAAACTTTCTTCGTCCAGCTCAGACCTTCCCGTCCTGCCAAAGCGCAGACGGAGAGGTTTATTCTGCACCTGCCCTTTTTCGCCATATTGCGCCTCAAGCGTCCCGCTCATACCTTCCCGACACGCCAGTGGCTCTCCCTTTGGGAGAGCTGGCGCGAAGCGCCTGAGAGGGCAAGGACACTGCCAAAAGAGCTGGCGCGAAGCGCAGACGGAGCGGTTTAGTGATTCTCCGTCACACTGCCGCTCACCACGGCCAGACCAGGCTGTGCAGGCGCAGTGCCGGGCTTATCCTGCATGTCGGCGGGCATCACGCCCTCAAAGAAGTCGGCAGCCTTCTTGCCGCCGTCCTCCAGCAGCTCGATGTACAGGTCGCTGAAGGCCTGAGTGGCCATAAAGTCGTCCAGCACGGCCTGATTCTTGATGAACTTGCGGCCGTCCGGGCTCAGCACGCCGTAGCTCTTGCAGAGGATCTGCTTGAACAGCTGTGCGAGCTCCAGCTGGCTCTTCGACTCGACGATGCGGTTGATCATGGCACTGAAGCCGCCCTCGGTGTTCAGCTCCATCTCCATGATCTCCGCCTTGGTCAGGTTGAAGTAGTAGTCTTCCGTTCTCTCGGTACCACCGAAATCCACGGTGGTCATCGTCTTCTTGAGCATAGTGTCTTCTCCTCCTTAAAGTTCCTTCTGCCTTGCCTCTGTAGCAGGGCAATACCGTTTACGCCCAAACGAAACTTCATTCGTCCAGCTCAGACCTTCCCGTCCTGCCAAAGCCTCCCCTCGCTAGGGGAGGTGGCTGCGCGAAGCGCAGACGGAGAGGTTCGTCTTGTTACAGCGCTCCAAAGGCAGAGCCTTACGCCGCCTTCTCGCTGTCGGTGATCAGCTTGATGAGCTCATCCGGGCTGGGCAGGGTGGCCTCGCTGGCATCCTTAGCACCAGAACCGCCGTCAGCGCCCCAGAGCTTATTCTGGATAGCCAGCACGGTCTTCTCCTTGAGCTTGGTGCAGTCGATCTCCATGTGAGAGGTCGGGCGATGGCCGGTCACGTTCACCGGAGAAGTCGAGCACTCCCAGCTGAAGGTGAGGGCATCCGGGTTGTCGTTGATGGTCGCATAGCTCTTCTCAGAGGGAGAGGCAGTTGCGCTCCACACCACATGGATCTTCTGGCCGGCCTCAGGGTCGATGTCGTTGCCGATGGTGGTCACCCAGCTGAAACCGAAAGCCTTGCGCTTCTGCTGGCCGATGGTGGTACCGGTCGTCACCTGTGCGGAGCCGTCGCAGGGCTCCCACTCGGGCGGATAGGTATAGGCCTCCACCGTAAAGTCATATTCCTCAGCACTGCGCAGAGAAGCATACTTGATGTCGTCTGCGTACAGCTTCGTCTCCTCCGCACCGGAGGGGCTCTCGGTCACGGCAGTCAGGCCATTCCAGGCCACGCCTTTGTTGTAAGCGCCATTAGCGCCCATCGGGTACAGCACACCCTGCTTGGTACCCATCTCGAACTGCTTCTTACCGGTTGCATCCCAGATCAATCTAGCCATAAATTTCCTCCTTATATATAAATGGTAAACGTCGTGTGGTACAGCCCGTCCGAAATAAAAGAACGGTCGCAGGCGCACTTGGGCAGCACGCTTACGGCCGTCTTCAACTTCGAATCGGGATCTCTGTCTATCACCGTCACCGTGTAAAACGGATGTTGGAGATAGACCTTGTCATTTGCGTGGCGGTTCTGGATGCGGCTCTCGCTGTACACGATGCAGGGGTATTTCAGCCTGTATCCGGAGGGCGGCTGGAAATAGAGGTTTTCTGCTTTGCGTGCCTGCCGCAGCACATTCCGCAGCAGGGCGTCAAGCTTCAGCCGTGGTTCCATTCCATATCCCTCCCAGTGTCAGGATGAGCCGGGGGTACTGTACCTTTACCCCCTCGATCTTCCAGTTCTGCCCCATAAAGGTCACGTAGCGCATGGCGTAGAGATTCGCGGTGGCAAAGGGGTCGGCCAGGATGCTCAGCTGGTTGCCCACCGTAATGTCGGGGTTCACCTTTTCGCCGGTATGCATCTGGCGGCCAAACTCCAATACGTCGCCGTAATAGTGCCGTTCCACCATCTTCTCCACGTATACGCTGGGGCTCTCCTCGCCCGTCGCATCCGCAAACCCGATCTTCCCGCTCCACTTCATCGCAGATCTCCATCCTATTTTGATTTTTTAAGAAAGCCTGAGAGGTTTACTCCTTGCTTGTCGTCCAGGTCTTGGCGGCAGTGCCGTCATAGGTCTTCACGCCGGTCGCCTCTGCGTATGCGATGGGCGCGAAATAGTTCTTGTTGTCGCAGATGATAAGGCGGCCCAGCATGAAGGCGCGGCCAATGTCGGCGGCGCTCACCTTCACTTTGTGCTCGGCGTCAGCATACAGCTTGCTGTCGGTGTGGCCGTAAGCGATATATGCGCCCACATGTACGTCCTCGGTACGGTCATAAAAAGGTTTCAGGGTCATTTTTGATCTCCTTTCGTAGGGCCTTGCCTCTGCAGCAGGGCACTATTGTTCACGAAATATCAGACTTTCTCGTCCAGCTCAGAGCTGCCCGACACGCCAGTGGCTCTCCCTTTGGGAGAGCTGGCGAGCGGAGCGAGCCTGAGAGGGCAAGGACACTGTCAAAAGAGCTGACGGAGAGGGTGTCCGGCGCTCTTTACGCAGCCGCCCACTCGATGGCCATCGCACTGTAGGGAGTCGTCAGTGCGCCGGAGCAGCGGGTCTCGATGAGGTACTTCATGGCGTTGTAGTCGATGTCGAAGTCGTCGAACATGGAGACAGCGCCGCCCTTGTCTGCGCCCACGGTGTAGTCGGCCAGATTGACGATGACAGCGGCCAGATCACCGCCCTTGGCACCCTTGCGGCCTTCCATCTCAGACACAGTGACGATCTTGCTCACGCGCAGCTTGCGAGCCAGCGCAGCCTCGTCGGCGTAGAGCGTGCGGCCCATGTTGTCTTCCAGCAGGAGCATCTCGGTCAGAGCGTCCTCAGTGGTGAACATAACCGGGGTGCCGCTGCCGCGGTACTCCTTGCGGCTGCGGATGACCTGCTTGATAAAGGCCTTGTACTTGTCCTCCACCTTGGTCAGGCCGGTCGTAGCCACCTGTACCTTGATGGTAAACAGGTCGGCATCGTTGAAGATGGGACGGATGCAGTTCTCGTCGATCTTGTCCTCGCTTGCCGCCTGACGGCCATCGCCCAGGATATAGGCCAGCGCCAGCTCACGGTTCAGCTTGTAGCGCATCTCGTTGTGCAGCCATGCCACAACGTCGAAGCTGTTGATGTCGATGACGTCGTCGCGGTCGAGCTTCTGCTTCTTGTACACAGTGGTCGGGCCGGTGGAGCGGCGCAGCAGGCCAAAGACCTCTTCCTTCTTGAAGTTGCCCTTCATGTAACCCTTGGCCTGGGCATCTTCCTCGGTCAGGTCTGCGAACATGCTCTTGATGCGGCTGAACGGGATGTGCTTCACGCCGCCCATCACCACGCTCACCCAGTCGTCGGGCTTGTCGATGATGCGGGGCGTGGTGTCCAGCAGGTGGTCCTCCGGGAACAGCCAGTCGATGTTGTCGATGCCGTGGCTCAGGTAGGCCAGCTCCTCACTGGTGATGTCCGAGTTCTCGAAAGCCGCCTTCATGGTGCCGCTGCTCTTGGCACCCTTGATGACAGCGTTGATGTCGCCGATGCTGTGCTTCAGCACGGTCTCGCTGGTATCATGGTCAAACACATTATGCTTCACGGTCGTATCCTCCTCGCCGTCGTCTTCGCCATCCTCGCCGTCTGCCTTTTCCATCGCAAGGCCAACAAGCGCATGACAGCACTCTTTCTGCTCGTCGGTCATGCTGTTGTAGACCTCTTTGAGCGTCTTACCGTTGGTTTCCTCGGCCATCTTGCCGTTCTCCTTCTTGTCGTCGGAGTGGGCCAGTACGGCCTCCTCCAGCGGGTTGCCATCCGGGTCCATGCCATGTTCAAGGCTCAGACTGCCCGGGTCGTTAAAGATAAAGGCTTCACAGCCCTCATCGTCCATATTGTCAGCGCTGTGCTTCACCACTTCCTGGATGAGCGCGCCGGGGTTGCAGCCTGCCAGTACGAGGCTCAGTTCCCGGATGACGCCGTGTTTCACCACCCGTCCGGCCTTCTGCACACCGTTGGCCCAGATGGAAAAAGCGTTCAGGTCCCCGTTCTCCACGCACTTCCTGGCCGTCTGACCGGTGGGCGTGTCGTTGAACTTGGCGTAGGCGTAGACCCCGCCCTTGCGGTTTTCCAGCAGTGCGTGACCAATGAGATTGTCAAGGCTCGAGTGGTCGTGGTTGTACACCAACGGTACAGTCTGGCCGCTGCAGTCCTTGAATGCGTCTTCTGCAATGGTCAGACCGTCGTAACACTTCGTGTTCGCCTTCGTCGCCCAGCCGCTGCAGTCGTAGTCAAAATTCACCATTTTGATTTTTATATCCTCCTTTCTTATAGGTCAGTGTCCTTACCCTCTCAGTCTCGTCGCTTCGCTCCTCGCCAGCTCTCCCAAAGGGAGAGCCACTGGCGTGTCGGTCAGCTTTCGTCTTGAACGCTTGACGTTTTCTCTTATCGTGAGCGGTAGTGCTCCGCTTTCAAACAAAAGTTTCCGTGAAACCTGCCCTATGCAGCAGCGCACTACCGTTTACGCCATATCGAGCTTTTCTTGTCCAGACGAAACACATCCGACATGCCAAGGCCTCTCCCTCTGGGAGAGGTGTCAGCGAAGCTGACGGAGAGGGCTATTCCGTTACCAGCTTCTCAACCGTCTCTCTCCTTCTCGCGGCGGGGTCACTGCCAAACTGTGCCGCCTGTTCCGCGTTCGGAGAAAGATTCTTGTTCAGCAGCTGGTCTGCCTTGGGATCTTTCGAGGGCTTCATGCCGATGGCCTGACGGAACTCATTCGACGTCATGATCTCGTTACGGGTAAACTTGTCTGCCATCTCGGCCACCATCGAGACGGGTGCCAGCTTGAACGGGTCGCGGAAGTACATGATGCTCTGCTTAGCCTTGAGGTCTTCGCGGCTCAGGAACTTCCGCTTCAGTTCATCCACCACAGCCGCCACAAGGGGCTCGATGACTCGGTTCTCGTAATTGGTCATGACAGTGTCGTCCGCTGTGCCGTTCATGATCTCCGGCGTCAGCCCCAGCTGGCTGTAAGCCATGTCGGCCAGGTACTCGATGCTTTTCAGCAGGTTGTTCTCGAGGCTCCGGTTCAGCTGGGTGATATGCTCCGTGGCATCAATGTAGCCGATGCCG